GTCAAAGAATATGACCAGAATTTGCAGATATTGGATGTTGGCGCAGGTGCCGGGACGTATGGCAGATTATTGAAGAATTATTTCAATTGCATAGATGCGCTGGAGGGCTATATGCCCTACATTGAGGAATTTGAACTGACAAAGGTTTATCGGAATGTCTATTGTGCCGATATCCGCATTGTAGGAACGATTGAACATCATTATCTTATTTTCGGGGATATCATTGAGCATTTGACCGTTGAAGAGGCTCAGGAAGTGCTGAACAACGTACATCGGCAAGGTGTAAAGTGTATGGTTGCCGTACCTTATATGATGCCACAGGATGCGGTAGGTGGCAATGAGATGGAAATACATAAACAGGCTGATTTGACGCATAAGGTAGTCTTACAGCGGTATCCCATGCTGCACGTGCTTTTTAAGAATGAACACTACGGCTATTACATTAACTATTGACTATGAATATTCTTTGCTCCATACATTTATACCCACCAAAGCATAACTGCGGTGCAGAATATATGTTGCACAATATTGTTAAACATTTACAAAGCAAGGGGCATAACGTCAGGGTATTGTTACATCAAGCCAATCATTATAAGATTACAAACAACTATACATGGGATGGCGTTGATGTATTCCCACCCAATGCCAATCTAATTGAGGGTATGTTCAGATGGGCAGATGCGGTTTTTACGCATTTGGATTATACAAGGTGGACAATCCACACAGCTAAACTATTCAAGAAGCCTGTATTTCATTTGATTCACAATAGTCATCCGTATCCGGAAATAATAGACGCTGAACATCCACAGCATATCATTTATAATTCCGAGTGGCTAAAAGACTTATTACAATATAAATTCCCTAATTTTGTTATCACACCTCCCATTGACTACCGCAATTATGATATTGGTGCTTCCACTGGCGATAAAATAACGCTGATTAATCTAAACAAGAATAAAGGAGGCGAGATCTTTCATGAGATTGCAAAGGCACTTCCACAGAGGCAGTTTTTAGGCGTTCATGGTTCGTATGACCCTCAAGTGATACAGAAATTGCCAAATGTGACGTATATCAGTAACACGCCTGATATTAAACAAGTGTATCAACAATCTCGGATTGTACTGATGCCGTCAGAATATGAATCGTGGGGAATGGTGGCAACGGAGGCGATGTGCAGTGGAATCCCTGTGATATGTACAGAAACGCCAGGACTGAAAGAAAACTGCGGAAAGGCTGGAATTTATGTCAAAGACAGAAACAATATTAAAGCTTGGGTCAAAGCGATTACAGAACTGGATGACGAAAAAGCGTATGCCACAGCTTCACGAAAAGCAAAGGCAAGAAGCAGAGAACACGATCCGAGAGAAACACTGGACAGATTTGAATCTTGGTTCAAAGAAAAAGTTAGATCATGGGCATATTGATAAATAGCGTTACAACAATGGCTGATGTGGCAAGTGAGCCGGTCAGCAGAACGGATGCAAAGAATTGGATGCGCATTGAGGATTATACGACTGACGATACGATGATTGACCAACTGATTACGGCTGCAAGGCAACACATTGAGAAACTAACCAGTAAGTCATTGGCTAATAAACAACTGAAGGCAGTCATTGAATGCTATGGTACTACGCCTCCGGTATGGATGGTAGAACTGCCTTACGGTCCATTGGTATGCGTGACGGAGGTAAAGATTAAGGAAGGCATAAATGATTGGGAAACGCTGACCGTCAATGATGATTATGAGGTGATTGGAGGCAGATTGTGGTTATATGGTGCCGGAACGTATCAGGTTACTTATTCCTGCGGTTATGGCACACTGCCACAGGATTTGCGAAATGATATCCTGACGCTGGTGGCTTGGATGTATGAAAATCGTGGCAAGAAGATGAACAATGACCCGAAAGCGGTTATTTCACAGTATCCGAATTGGGATGGACTAAATTATCATCAATACAGGCAAGTGATTATCTGATGGCGAAAGGATTTAACATATCAGCAGAAAGGTTGAACATTTCCAAAGCCATCAAGAAGCTTGAAGAGGCGCATGATGAGTTGTTGTTTGAGATTGATGCGGAGTTAGATACCGCATCAGTGAATATTGTACAAGAGGCAAAACAGAATTTAGCCAATGCTTCAGTAACGGTTAACAATACTGAATATCGTGGTGTTGATACGGGTAATTTGAGGAATAAAGTGACGCAGTATAAATCCAAAGAGGAATTGCATACTTATAAAATAGTTGCTCAAACCGATTACGCCGCCTATGTTGAGTTTGGTACTGGTCCATATGCTGCGTCTTATGTTCCGTCATTGGAAGATGAATGGCAAGAAATCGCCAAGCAGTTCAAAGGCAGAAGATCACCAAAGCAAGGCGTACCGGCAAGACCATATCTTCACCCAGCTGTGCAGAAAATTGAACCTGAATTACTTCAACGCCTTAAAAAAATTATTGAAGGATGATTGATGTATCAAATAATGTGCGTGATATCTATTTGAGCTTATTAAATGGCAATATCTCATATAATGGGACGAATGTACCTGTTTATGGAGAAAGTCCGTTTAATACGCCTCCAAAGCGGTATGTCATCATTTCAGATATTGCTGAATCAAGTTCTACTACCAACCAATCCACAAGGCATACGGTATCGGTACAAATGGATATCTATTCCGAGCAATATCGCACAAATGATTTATCCATAGTGGACAATATTGCTAAACAGATACTTGAAATCATCATACCGGATACTGCGGTGAATGGGTTTAGTGATGCTGAAGTTATTGTTTACCCTGTGCAAAGAAGTTCATCAAGATATGTACCTTTGCAGAGTGGTGATAATTATATCGCAAGAAAAATAATAAATATCTCTAATTTAGTAAACGAAAAATAAAGTAAAATGGGACAAATTCAAGGCTCTTTGCAAAACATCGAAATCGATGTAGCCAATGGCACCAGCTATAAAACCCTGGTTTGCCTTCGTACAAGTTCAGTAAATACTACCCTTGACACTTCAACCGATCAAACAAATTGCGGTGTACTTACCAATGTGGGTGAGCCATCCATGAGCATTGACTTTGATGCGGTATGTGAAGTTGCGCCTTCAGGTTCTCAGATTTCTTATGAGGATTTGCTCGCTGCTGCCGTAGGAAAGACAATGGTAGCCGTTAGGGTTCAGAATCCTGTTGTTAGTGGTTCTTCTGCTGGTGCTACTTACTACCATGCTTTCAGCGGTTATGTATCTGACCTTACTTTGAATCAATCTACTGCTGAGTTCATTAACTTCAGTGGTTCAATCGTTTCTTCTGGTGCTTTGGATATTGTAGCTTAATATTGAATTGAATTATGAATTATTGCAGTATTGTAATTAACGAGACTAAGATAGGATTGAAATTCGGGATGGCATCTTTCAGGTATTTATCTGAAGGTAAACTTGTAGAAGGGAAATCCATCAATAAAGGAGAGATTAACGAAATTGGAATTGCTCACATTATTTACAGCGGTTATTTCAATAACTGCTTAATCAAAGACCAAGAGCCTGAGTATGATTTTGGCTGGTTTGTGGATGCCATAGAACTGAATTTAAACAATGCAGATTTTATGGAACAAATCAAGAAAGCTTTGGAGGTTTGGAGTAGCAATGAGTTCATCTCAAAAGCTACTGCAACAACTGAAGAGCCAAAAAAAAAGGCTGGGAAGAAATTGAAGCCTTCTGCTTCGGTGAACTGATGCTGAAGCCTCGTGAATTCTGGGAGATTTCTCCACGACATTTGAGTCTGATGATTGAAGGTTATGAGGCAAAGAAAGTGGATGGATACCGTCAAACGAGGCTTTTGATGTACACGATGGTAAGGTTAATGGGTGATCCTAAAACTGCACCAAAGACACCAGAAGCACTTTGGGAACTGCCAGGAGATAAGCAGAACGGAATGACTGATGATGATATTAGAGAAATCTTTAAAAAGTTAGCAGATAATGGCTGATTTAGTTTATAAGATAGGTGCAGATGTTACCGACCTTGAGAAAGGTGTAGCTAAAGCTGAATCAGTCCTGAA